ATATCTGGTCGTAGGATCTATGAACCTGAATCGACTATTCCTCGTGAGGATTGGTGCATTTTGGAGATGCCAGCTATTGCATTTGATACAGAGTATTATCCTAGAGAAGATTATAAAGATGTTATTGATAGAAAGCCTGGCGAGGCTCTTTGCCCTGCTCGTAAGACGTTAACTGAGTTAGAACAGATTCGTGAAGACGATCCATTGTGGTTTGAGGCTATGTATCAGGGAAATCCTTCTTTGGAAGCTGGTGGTATCTTATCTCCGCCTTATCATCATTGGACAGATGCTGGTTCTCAGTACCGTTTAGAACTTATTGATGGTGAAGCTTTAATGGTTCCTAAAAGACATTGTGAACGGTATGCCGTTATTGACTTAGCAGCATCGATTAAAACTTGGGCTGACTGGAGTGTGTTGTCAGTTTGGGATTGGCATAGGGATTCACAGAATTTGATCCTTGTTCATGTTGATCGTAGGCGTGTTGAGTCTTCTCGCCATATTACGTGGGCGCAAGGATTGTGCAAACAATGGGATGTTCAAATGTTGGGGATAGAGGAAAGGACTTTTGGGTTGACTCTCATTCAGCATTTTCAGCGTGCCGGTGGGTTCTACGTCCGGCCTCTTTTCCCGAAGGATCGAGATAAGGTCCAAAGAGCCATTCCTTATGGCGCTGGGATAACAAACCAGCAAGTTTGGTTTCCCAAAGCTGCTTCTTGGTTGTATATTTGGGAACAGGAACATAGGAACTTTCCAAATGCAAAACATGATGACATGGTAGATACTGGAGCGTATGCTTGGGAGATGACTCGTTCGATGCCTGCATATGCCCCTGCAAGGAAGAAAGCTCCTACAATAGAAGATCTATGCTGGCAACAGCTAGAAGAAAAAGCAAAAGAACCAGATAGCTGGTCAATTATGATGAGGTAATTATGTTTAGGTTAATAGAAGGTGGAGACTTTGGCATGGAAAGTGCTAATGTTGGGTTGTGCTACGTGACATTCTTGACAAAACAAGATGATGATGCTGGAATTTTTAGAGGTCCTGCAATAGAGGAAGAAGGCTTTTTAGATGTTTCTGTAAGTTGTATAACTGATGCTGCGCAACAAGTGGGGTGGAAATCACCGGAGTCAGTTGCAAAGTTAGAAAAAGAATATCATGATCTATTAAAAATCCATACAAAATTAACTAAAGACTATACAAAGTTGGAAAAAGCGCTAAATTTAGTTAAGGAAGTTCAAAAGAGTAAATAATGGCAAAACCTAAAACAGAGGTAGAAGAAATATACGAAGAGTCCGTAAAGCATATTATGGGCCCTCTTCGCAGTTACTGGTTAAATCATGCGTTTGTTCGTGGTTTACAATGGCTACGTTGGAATACGGCAGTAACTCGTTTAAGTGAACAGGTCGAAGATAGAGACAGGATACAAGCTGTCTTTAATAAAATGCGAGCAAACCAACGCACAATAATAGCTAATCTAACTCAAAGAGAGCTTAAGTTTGAGATCACTCCTACAGGTCCAGATGACGAATCCATTAGAGCTTCACGTTTAGGAGAAGCGATCTTAAGAGATTTACATAATTCTCAAAGATGGGAAGTCATTAGAGAAGAACATATGGCTGGCGTTTGCAAAGGTGGGACTGGGGCACTAATGGTTGAAATAGATCCTGATTCTAAAATGCCTACTGTAAAGCCATTGTCTTTAGCTGAGTTTATGGTAGAGCCAGGCTCTAGAAATGCTGAGACAGCTCGTTGGTGTATCAAAGTTGAGGCTCTTCCTCCTAAAACTGTTAAAGCACTTTTTGGGATGCGGAAAGAGCCACCTGCTGATGCCCATGCAGGTTTAGCTCCTTTTCAACATAGGATGCTGCATCATAGTTGGGGCAGCAATAGCACAATGCCAGAACTTACAAAAGTTCTTACGTATTATGAACGTCCAATAGGTAAGAGCAAAGGTGGTTTTCAAGTTGTCATTGATGGGAAAGTCGTGCAAAAAGGTGCATGGCCGTTTCCTTTTGAGGACCGTTTGAATATTACCGTTGCACGTGAAACTGTTGAGGAAAATCAATGGTGGGGCACTACCTACATGGATGACGTGCGTAAGGTTCAAGTTATTTTAAATGGGATATGGTCAGGTATAGCTGAACACGCTAAAGAACTTGGCACTATTCGGGCTTTGTTCCCTGCTAGTGCTGAACCGTTTGTAGAGGAAATGACGGATAAGCCAGGTTTTCAACCTTGGCCTGATGGTGTGGATTTGCCCGAATATCTTGAACAACCACAGATGCGACCTTGGTATGAACAAGTTATAGATAGAGCAAGTATGATGATTGATGACATTATGGGAGTGCATGATGTTTCTCGTGGATTAGCACCTCCTAACATTGAGTCGGGAACTGGATTATCCATCTTGGCAGAAAATGACACGTCTCCCACAGGTCGTCTGATAAAGGAGACGGCTCGATGTTGGAGGGAAGTAGCCCAAATGTCTTTGCAGGTTTACCAAAAGACGCAAAACAAAACAAGAACGATTACTGTCGATACAGGTTTTGGGCCTGAAAGGTTTCCTCATAAAGGATCCGATTTATCTGCAGAGTTTGATGTAAGGCTCCCTCCAGAAGGAATTACCCCTCGATCTCGTATAGGCATGATTCAACAAGCTGATAAAATGCTTCAACTAGGACTAATTCAATCCCCTGCGCAGTACATACGAATAGCGGAACTGCCAGGTTCTGAGGACCTAATTGCTGGGATTTCTCCAGCTACTCATAAAGCTCGTCGTGAAAATTCTGATTTAGCTAGGGGGCAGATAACAAATCCTGAGTGGCACAAGGAAGATGATCATCAGGTCCATATTGCTGAACATCGTGCTTTTATGTCTACTCAAAGATGGGAATTATTGCCTGAACGTATCCAGAAGTTATATCAAGATCACGTTCAAATGCACCAGAATTTCCAAGCTGAAAATAGAGCTAAAGAAATTCAAATGGCTGGCATGGAAGCAAGAGCCGAACAAGCTAGTGGACCAATGGATATGAGCGCTATGGGTGGACCTCCTAATCAACAAAGACAAGGACCTCCCCCTGCGCCTCCGTCCACACCCACAGGGGGAGGTCCGGCTGAAATGGCAGCAGGTATTTCTCCAGAAGCTGGCGGAGAAATGGGGATTGACCAAACAATAGAAGCAATGATGGGATAAATGTGGCAGATTATGAAAAAGAAATAAAGAAACTACGTGAAGAAGCTGCTAGATATAGGACTCAATTAGCTCCTTATAAAAAAGCTTTTGGTAGTATGGACAGTGATGCGATAGAATGGTTATTACGTTCTGTCGAATTAGTTTCCGAAGATCCTAGCGAAGCAGGTAGAAGGTTTGCTACGCTAGCTTATGGAAATCTTGGTGATAGAGAATTTAAAAACTGGATTCAAGATGTAGTCTATGACGGTGACGTTGTAGAAGAAGATTATGATCATAACGAAGATTATGAAGGAGAAGAAATGGAAATGGAAATAGATGAAAGTAACTCTAACGATATGCCTGAATGGGCAAAAAAGTTAGAAGAACGTGTTACAGGAGTAGTTCAGGCTGTCGAGCAACAAAGCCAAGAACGTGCTGCTAGCGTTGAGCGAAAAGAACAATTTAAAGTAATTAACGACACTGTTACACGACTTGGTTATGATTCGGATTCTTGGCAAGGAAAAATGCTTCTTCAAGTAGCAAGTAATGAGGTTGACGCTCAAGAAGATATTGTTACTCGATTAGAAAAAGCTGCTTCAATAGTTCAAGAGCGACTTGGGGATAAAGCTCCAAGTAACGATACTGTTCAAATTGGAGAAGCTTCGATACCAAATGAAGAGATTGAAGTTCCAGCCACTGGAGGTCAAGTAGGTGGTGGAGGTATCCCTAATGTAAATTCAGATACTCCTGCTACTTTTGGTGATGCTGATGAAGCTTTAATGAATTTAATGAAAAGTCAAGTGGGTCAATGAGTATACCAACTGCTGGAAGTCATGTAAGGTTGCAAGAAATTCATCCCAAGATGAAGTATCGTCTTGAAAAATTTTTTGCAGATCCAAGGATTAAAGACAAAGTTGTTGTTAGTTCTGGAGTACGTACTTACGCTCAGCAAAAAGACTTATATCGACGCTACAAGGCAGGAACTTTCCCGAATCTCGTAGCGAACCCAGACCGAAAATTTGGCGGTGGTTTCCAAGGCTCGTGGCACATGCAGCAGCCCCATCACCCTGAAGGGGCCTATGGGTTTGCTGTAGATTTTAGAATCTTAAGAAATATTACGACAGGAACAGTTAATAAAGTTGCCAAAGAATACGGCTTAGTTAAAACTGTGCCTTCGGAATGGTGGCATCACCAAGCTTATGGTTATCGTCATGACACTAAGAAATATGATTGGTACCCTGCTCCTGCGCTTGAAGGCAAGAAAGAGAAGAAAGCGCAAGTTGGAGCTACGATAATGGCAAAAACAGATCAACGTTCTGCTTTTGAATTTATTGGTGAAGCTATGAAAACAGTTGTTCGTAAGGGTGCTAAAGGACCACAGGTCGAGCTAATCCAAAACAGGTTAGCAAATAAAGGATATAGATTAACAAGATATCCTTCTAAGAATACTGGCATTGACGGACACTTTGGATGGTATACTCTTAGAGCATTAAAACAATTCCAGAAAAAATCTGGACTAACGGCGGATGGGATATGCGGACCGAAAACATGGAAGGCACTTATGTCATGAGTAAACTAGATTACAAAGATTTGCTTGAAAGGTGTGTAGCAACCTTTTTTCAAGCAGTCGGTGGAACACTTGGCACAAATAGCATAGTAGATATGGGAGTTTCTGAATGGAAACTTATACTTGCTAGTGGTGGCGCTGCCGTACTTAGTTTATTAAAAGGATACGCTGCATCTATTCTAGGGAAGGACGGATCCTGCTCGGTAATTACACGAGTGGAACCAGACGAGTCCGACTTGGAAGAGATGTATGGCGAGGTTCAAGCTTACTAAACGTTACTTTCAGATACTAAGTAGAGCTTTATTAGTTGCATTACTTGGTGTTGTGTGGTTTGCCCCTGCAGCTCAAGCTGAAACTATTTGCGAAACCACTGATGATGGTTGGGAATGTACAATAGTTGTAGATACTGTTGGAGAAGGACCTGAATTTACTTTTGTAATATCAGAAACTACTGAAGTTAGTATCACAACTTACACTAGTTTAACGTGCAATGACCATGGATTGGAGAGCGATAGTGCGGACCCTTATATCTACTTATATGACGATAACGAAACGTTACTTTACCAAGATGATGATTCAGCTCCACATAACAATGGAACGAATTATTGCTGGGATTCCCACATACAGGAAACCTTAGAAGCTGGAACTTACGTTCTTAGAGCGGATGCGTATGATGAGGATACAACTGGGACTTACTCTATGGATATATCTGGTGGGGAATGGACCGTTCCGACACCGACACCGACACCTACACCTACACCTACACCTTCACCAGAGCCTACTCCGACTCCCGATCCGACACCTACCCCAGAACCTACTCCAACTCCTGAACCAACTCCAGAGCCTACGCCGGAACCAGAACCAACGCCTACTCCTCAACCTGACCCCACTGTTGTTCCCACGCCCGAAGATGATATTCCTCCAGATCTGCCTGAACCCTCGCCCGAACCAGAACCAGAACCACTAGAAGACCCAGAACCGATAGAGGAACTACCCATACCGTTAGAAGAATTACCAGAATTGGAATATGAACCCCAAGAGCAAGAAGAGTGGCAACCACCAATATTGACAATAGAACCAGAGGAAGAAGAAGAATACCCATATGAGGACGATATCATCTGGGAAGACTTAGAGCTAGGAGACTATGAAGATTTTGAATGGGACTTTGAAGAAGAGGAAATTGAAGAAATTGAGGAAGAAGAGATTGAATTTTTACCTGAAGATTTTGAAGAAGAGGTAGAGGGTGACGAACAACCTTTGGAATGGGAGGAAGAACCTGAAATAATAGAAGATGATGATGAATTACTACTGGAGGAACCCGAATATGAAGACCTTGAGGTGGATGACCTCTTCGAGGAAGAGGCAGAATTTTTGGATGAAGTATTATCGGACCCAGAGGAAATTGAAGAATTTTTTGAGGATGTCATAGAAGATAATCCAGAATTTTTTGAAGAAGCCGAAGAAGAACAATTAGAAGAACTGTTTGAACGTGCTCCAGAGATATTTAACGAAGCACCTGATGAAGTCAAAGATGAATTTGAAGAATCTGTAAATATCTTTGACGGTGGTTTTGACGATTACGTGGCAGAAGATAGCACGATCACGGTAGAAGAAAGGCGTGTTGTTGTAGCAGCGACAACTATAAGCGCAGTAGCTGCAGCAAGACCATCAGTAGTATCTACTGGTGGACCATCCATCACCACAGCAAGGAGAAGAACATGAAATTCTTGAAAAAATTTATTCAAGAAACAACCATGCTCGGCTGGACTATCGGTGGAACAGGACTCGTCCTCATCACTTTAAGCGGTGAAACACGTGAGTACGGCATCTGGATTTCTATCGCTAGTTTTGTCGTGCATATGATCGGAGCCCTAATAAATTGGGACAATGATTGACATATTACATTTAGATGACGTATATTACATTTAGGTAGCAGGCTACCGAGTTGCGTCAAAGCAGGCTTTGACTTACACGAAATGACATATTAATCACTATCCACAGGAGTAGAAATGGCATCAACGTCAACTACAACGCTGGACGCAGCTCTAAAGGAATACTATCTTCCTCCGGCTCGTGAACAGCTAAACAATGAAAACATGATGCTTGCTCAGATCGAACGGACTTCTCGTCACGTTGAAGGTCGCCGAGCCGTACTATCCTTGCATGTCAGCCGTAACAGCGGTGTTGGTGCTAGGGCAGAAGGTGGGCAACTTCCAACAGCAGGAAGCCAGGGATACGCAGAAGAGCGAGTATCTCTCGCATATAACTATCTGCGAATCAAAGTATCTGGTCAAGCAATGAAGGCAACAGCAAGTGACGCAGGTTCATTCGTGCGTGCGCTTTCATCTGAAATGACACAAGGTGTTAACGACCTCCGTCGTGACATCAACCGTCAAATCTTTAACGATGGAAACGCAGCAATCGCACAATGTGCATCTGTGTCTACAGCGACAATTACACTTACCAGCCCAACAACACAACAACTGAATCAACTTCATGTTGGTATGTTGATTGACGTTGGTACAGTATCTGACGCTGACGCTAAAGGCGCTGGACTTGAGATTTCATCTATTGATAAATCAGCAGGTACAGTAACCTTTACATCTAACCCAACAGCAGGGGTCGGCACTTCGCACTTCCTATTTAGGCAGGGCAACAAGAAAGATGCTGACGGTTCTGGAGCAGACGCTGCTGACGGCGCAGG